TTTCTGTGCAGATAGTAATTCTGTATAGACACTTCTCCACCGGTCTGATCTCCGGCTTTTCCTCCGGTGGTGGTGCCCTTCTCATTAATACGTGCGCTTCCAATTCTTACCGCCATAATATCACTCCTATCAATAAGAGGACGATTACTCGCCCTCAACCTCTGGTAATCCTGCTACGCTTGTCAGCAAGGATAATATTCCTGCCAGTACTGATGCTGAGACTACAAGCTTTGCATCGACCTGACCGAGTGCTGTTGCTGTTCCAATGGTTGCTACTGCAGTCTGTGCTACCGTTTTCACTGCTCTGACCGCTGCTTTCTTAGCCCACTTCTTTGTATCTACCGATACTTTAAATACACAATTTTTAAACATCATTAATCCTCTCCTTCATGTGGTGGCTCTGTAGGCAGCTCCATAAGCGCATGATACATTTGCGTGCCTACACCATTCCCTTTTAATGTGTGATATTGTTTATATTCGTCTTCCAGTGACTGCTTGACATACAACGGACAATATCCATAATCGTCGTGATACTTGTTATAGAGGCGTATCAAATCCGCCCTAAGTAGTGCACGTATTCCTTTTCGCATAGCAATCACTTGATAATATATGTATGCAATTGCTGATATCACGAACGATAATAATGCCCAATTTTCTGATAAAAACTTAATCATGTGCGTCCTTTCCTTATTTTATTACATAAAAATAAGACCTCTGGGGTCTTGCACGTATTCCCATATTAATCACCGCCTCACTATTTGTCATTCGCAAGCTCTCCCATTCCGGAATCTTCCAAGATTTCTTTTACCTTGTCCTTGAGTAATCTTGGAACCTGACCATAAGTCTTCTTTCCTAACATAATCTGCTGTGCCCATAACATTGCCATCATTTCTTTACCTCCTGAATTTTGTAATAATACGAATAAGTTTGTTAATATAGTTACCATTATTGATATACCAACTCTGACATTTCAAGAATACATCCTTGGAGCATATCCATATTCGCTTTCAGTTCAGCGTTTTCTTTTTCCAGAGCCTCCAGCTTATCCTCTGGTGTCTCGTCGGATTTGTATAGAACTACTCCTAGAATTCCGCCAATGTACTTCACAAGAGCGTTGAGATTGGTGTAATTCTCATAAGTTGCGACTGTGGACTCCCGTTCTGTCACGGTCATCTTCTTGGTTTTGAACTCGTCCTGGAACATGGATCTCAGTTCTTCCTCCGTTGCAGAGATGGTCTTAATTAGAATGCTTCCATCTGCACGGATCGATGCCGACTGGATTGTCAGTTCCGTCGCATCGTTAAATGTAATCTTCATTTTTTTACTCCTTTCTGTGCGATGTCGCACAATATAAAAAGAGCCTTTCGGCTCTGGTTACTGAAACTTTTTTTAATTTAACAATGTTTTGTCTATAATCTGGAAGTTTGCTCTGTGTATGTATAATGCTTTTCCGTCAATCATGAGCTTTGTCATCTTTGGCAAATCTTTTGGAATTTCCCAATATACCTCATCACCGGAGTAAGCTGTTATAGGCTGCCCAAGCTGAGATTTTACAACAACAATTCTCGACTTGCCAAACATGTTTTTATACTTATTTACAATACTGGCAATATATGTATTATCTGTAATATCACCATTTGTATTGCTGTAGATATCTTCTTGCAAAAAATCAACCTCTGTATTAAGTCCATTTTGTTCAAAAACACATGTATCTCCACAGCTCTGAATTTCTTTACCATCAATGTTGATGGTAATTATAGACGATAGTTCATAGCCTGTGATAATATCACCAGAGCTATCATAGCTCGCTGTTTCAACCGGATTTCCTTCAATGTTTATTTTGTCACCGGTTGTTGTCATTACCTTGTTCCCGTAGTTATCGTATGTGTTGATTGTATATCCATTACCAATGAGGCTTCCCCTTAAATCATTAATGGCGGAATCTAACATTGCACACCCCGTCATGGAACACAGTAATGTTATACAAGTAATGATACCTATGATTTTCTTAATGTTTTTCTTCGATTTAAATAATGCAACACAATCACAATCCAAATGATATTAGCACTTATGTGTTGATATAAAAAAAGCCTATGGCACCACCCATAAGCTTTTCGTGGAAATAGTGAAATTCAAATCGCTCACTAAAACCTACACACTTTTAGTATACCATGAATTTCACTTTTTTCAATATCAAAGTGAAAGGAGTGACCGTTTTATGAGTAAAATTTACATTGATGAAGACGGCTCTAAGTATATCTTAGTAAGATATATTACACGAAATGGTGTACGTATCTATCCTAAGAATGCAAAAGCATTTAAAATTAAAATTCGGTAACTAAATAGCAAAAGTCCAAAGGTTTTTAAATCCTCTGATAGTGACTTTATATCATTCATAGCTCCGTTTGACTGTATTGCAATCGTTTCTTTTTCGTGCGCAGGTTGGGGCATGAATGGAGAATTCCTTGAGTTTAAAATCAAAAACGATCAAAGCATATTACAAGAAATGTTCGTTCATACTGGCGCATGCTCTGGAAACAACAATGTATACATCCCATTAAATGCAAAGAGCGGTTTTTCTGGATTAAAAAAAGGTAGCTCATACAGTTTTTCAAGGCAAAACTTATATGGTTCCTTTGGCATGAGCTGGAACCGTCAGTGGTCTGCGGTGTGCCTGCCGATTTGATTTACTCGTAAATAGCTATCAAAGTGACGGTCGTAGTGCCTCCAAGTCCGTCATAGTAATTCTGATTGACTCTAGCATAGACATATGTCCAATCCGAAGTGGCTTGAATAGCGGTTTTTCCGTAGACCAAGGCATTATTAGAATTAGTTGTTGCTCCACAGATGCAGTCTACAATTTTATTACCTTTTGTCATCAAAGCAGCGATTTCATTTGAGAAATCAACGAGGATATTCGTCTCTGATGGTACGGTTTTACGAAAGCACTTTACTTTCATATTGCTATTTAGTGACGCAAGTTCTTTTTCCAATTCCTCATTGGTTTTTCTTAGCGTAAAGAGCTGCTCTACCGCCGTGATGCTCAGTCCCTCTATCTTCACCCTGTACAGAGGAAGTTCTCTCACCTTTCCGGCTTTGTACAGATCGTCCTGTGTAATCTCTGGATCCGCAGCCACCGTTCCTGCTGTGCCTTTCTTGACTTCACAGGTGTATGTATCGATACCGCCTGTTCCAGTTGTTTCGAATCTCGCCACGATAATGTCGTTCCGGTTCTTGCCACTCTGTCCATTTTCAATTTCGCAATCAATGTAGTCCCCGTAAGGTATACGGGCGAAATGTCCTCCTACACAGATTACTCCGTCTGCAATTCTGACCTTGTTGTTGGACAGCACTGTAGCTTTACATGCTTGTCCGGTAGTTGATACGCCATCTTCACCGAATATACTTTGAAAAATTGCTGCATCATCTTCCGCGCGTATGTGTGCTTCTTCTCCCGGTGGTGTGTTTACTGTTATTGGTATTAATCCAGACATTTAATCATCTCCTTTCATTTTGTAATCCACTGTCGCCTCTCCTTTTTCTACTTTAAATATCTTTTGGATAATTGGCTTTTTTACTTCTGTATCCGTGATTTCATCGTATCCGGCTACGATATCTCCAAGCTCTAAATCAATATCTTCTATGTTTATATCGCATTTTTTGTGATTTTGAAGCTCTCGAAGACGCTTTATTCCACCTTCCTCGAGCTTTTCTCTATTCGCCGATGAATAGTCATAGACTGCAGCTATTTCGTCAGCTCCGTAATAATACTGATTTTTTCCGATGCTGCCATCTTCCTGCGCGTACAGATGGAGTATTATTCTGTCTTGGTTTTCCCCTTCTCCTACACATACTAGATGGTTCACACCTGCTCTGTAGTCTTCTACTGTGATATCCGCTTTGCTCTCCTGGCTATATTCAAGCTCTTCCGAATAGTCTTTTATTGGGACAGCTTCTAGCTTTACATATCCATAGTCCAGTCCGCTTGGCTGAATATACTTAATATTCAGTCTGTAATCGTACTGATCCAGTAGTTTCTGTATCGCGTCGTACAGCGTGACGTATCTGTCTACTTTCCAGTTGTTTACTTCTATTCCAGTTTTGGCAGAGGTCACTACGAACAGGCTTCCAAAACTGTCTCCAACCAACTGCGTGATTATCTCGTTAATATCTCCGGATAATATTAGATGGTCTTGTTCAGCTGGCGGTTCCACAATCTTATAGATCAGCATTCCTCTCCATGTATGTCCTGAGAGTGTGAGCTTTTCCGTTTTGGAAACCGACTTGATTCCTTTTATGATTCCTCCATATTCCGTATCTGGAACGAAAAATCTGCACCCGTATCCGTATCTTTCTTCATTCCACTCGCTGCTGTCGATTTCAATTTCGAAGTCGCACTTGTTGCCGATGTCTATGTCTACTTTTGCACTGTCCGTGAGATTTCCCTGTTCTTCCCCAGTCGGTTTTGTAACTATGATTTTAACTGGATCCATTTTGGCTCTGTCCTTTCTTCGAATATAATTAAATCGAAATCGAAGCCTCCCGGCCATGATACTGTATTTCTTCCAGGCTTTATTTTCCGAAAGAATGTGCGCGACTTCTCTCTGGAATGGAAAGTATTTACTTCTTCTCCATTTCTCATTATTTTTGTTATAGTCTCTGTTCTACTGTCTATTTCAAGTCGTTCACCTTCTTCTAAAATAACGTTCGCCCGGTATGATGATTCTCCAATCGAGACCTGTGGGTTCGTTACTTTTCCGTATATGATTAATCTAAAATTTGAATCCGTAAAATGCGGATTGATGAAATAATTGCTATTCTGCCCGGTAGTGTATCTATATGGGTATCTTCCTGGGTATCTTTTATTGTTCGTTGTTGCTTGATTGTAGCTATGGAATTCATAGGTATGCTTGTTGATCCAAAACGGATAAAATGATACTAATGTTGCATCTATGTCAATCATGTAAAATGCGTCATCGTAATCTTTTGGAGCTAATCCTGTAATATAGCAAGGCAGGTAGTAATCTCCATACCAGAGCTTGCCCTCTGCCTTGCTTAGAATATCTTCATCTGTAATTTCACTGATGCTGTTTACAATCTCGCAATATTCGCTTTCAGAATCGCAGAATATCTGAAGCGTGATTTTTTTCTGTACGCTGGTCCTGTAGAATTTATTGAGTTTCGACCTGTTTCTCAGCTTGTTTTCGCTTGCCTCGTAGCTCCAGCTTTTCCCGAATATGTCCGTAATGTCATCAAGTACAACCGGCCACTTATCCAACTCTATTTTCTTTCCCTTGCTATTTTCGTAGCATATCATTATGTCGTGACCTCCTCGATAATTCGTCCAAATTCTCTTCCATTATATTCTACAGTTACTTTTCTTCTTGCCATCGCATCAGCCAGTCGGTCATAGTCAATCGGATCTGTCTCTGTTCTTTGTAGCCTCGCCAGTGCGTTTTCTACGGATTCTTCTACGTATGACCTTAATAGTGTGATTGGTGCTACCGCTTCCTCTCCAGCTTCTCCCACGCCATGAAATCCGCTTCTTGTCTGAAAAATTGTTGGTCTGCTAAAAATAGCTCCGTCTGCATGCCACTTGACCGAAAAGTGTGGTACTGACGGTGGATTAAGAGAAAATGATCCTGTTATAGCGATGTCTGGTACTTTTAGTTCTGGCAGCTTCCATGTGAAATTGAAGAAACTCTTGATTTTTTCGATTGCGCTTTTTACGGTATCTCTAGCTGCATTAATTTTTGTAGAAATTCCATTTTTGATTCCTTCAAACGTATTTTTCACTCCGTTTGTAAATGAATCTAATCCACATGCATGTAAAAGTGATGTGAAGAAATTCACCAGTCCACTCAAAAATCCGTTCAGTCCTCCTACTACTAAGCTCCACAGTCCGGAAAATGTCGTTCCAACTCCTGACTTCCATGTCTGTAATCCCTGATAGGCCTTATCCATATCTCCCGTAAATACTCCGACAATAAATGTTCCTAGTCCGGAAAGCTGGTCGATTAATCCTCCGATGATCGTCAAAATTGGATTGATAATACTAAGCAGCATGCTGAATCCTGCTGCTACCTGTGCAAGTGCCGGTATGATAATTATCGCCAATACTGTGCCTACTATTTCAAACAAATCTTCCAGCCCAAGAATCTTTTCCTCGAATCCTCCCAGTGTCTGCTTAATCTCATCTATTTTCCCACTGATATCAAGAGAGTCTAAGAATCCTGAGATAGTATCCTGAAAGATTCCAAATAATTCCGTGAAAAAATCCCGGAATGATTCGCTCTTCTGCCACAGTAATGCGATCGCTCCTGTAATTGCAGCTATCGCCGCGACTATTAGCAGTATTGGTCCCAACGCTATTCCAGCGCCTCCCGCTGCGGCTGCCCCTGCTCCTTCTGCTGCTGTTCCAATTCCGGCAATCATACCTGTTAATTTAGAACCGACTCCGATAATTGCAGATATCCCAGTCGACACTTTACCGATTCCTATCAGCAATGGCGATAGGATTGCTACGAATCCCAAGATTCCAAGAAGTATTTTTTGCTGATTTGAATCCATCTGTGATATTGCATCGGCAAATCCTTTTATCTTCTCTGTTCCCTGTGCGATCATTGGGAGAAATGTGGAGCCTAATGTAATTCCCACGTCTTTCAGATTATTACCCATAATCTGTATTTTGCTTTTCGTGGTTTCGTATCTCTTATTTGCTTCTTCTGTTAGAGCCGTGTTTTCATTCCAAGCTTCATTTCCTGTCTGTATTGCCGAAGTAAATACGTCGCTTGCATTTGCGGATCTTAACAATGCATCTCGCATTCTGGTCTCTGTGATTCCCATATCGTCCAGAACTTTAATGGCTGAGTCCGTTTCTCCTCCGCACTGTGAAAGTCCTGTGATAAACGCTTCCAGGGCACCCGTGGCGTCTTCCCGGAACAATGTGGAGAACTCGTCCACACTCATTCCTGCCACATTAGCCCAGTCTTTTAATCCCTCGCTATTTGTCTCTACGTCGAGCTGCATCTGTACCATAGCTTTTGAAAATGCTGTACCTCCAGCCTGTGCTTCCATTCCTACAGAAGATAGTGCTGTAGCCAGTGCCAGGATGTCTGATTCTGACATGCCGACCTGTTCTCCTGCAGATGCTAGATTCGTCGCCATGTTCATAATGTCCGCTTCCGTTGTTGCGTAATTATTTCCAAGGTCAACAATAGTGCTTCCCATTTTCGAGTACTTTTCCTCTGCTGACATAGATTGGTCTGCTGCTAATCCTGTAACATTTGCAAACTTCGCGATTGCTGTTGCCGCGTCGTCTGCTGCCAGGTTCGTAGAATTTCCCATATCGATCATGACGCGGGTAAATCCCAGTATGTCTTGTGTCTTAATGCCAAGTTGCCCTGCCGTCTCAGCCACCGACGCAATCTCCGTTGTTGATGCAGGGATCTCTTTTGCCATATTTCGGATTCCATCTTCTAATTGCTGATAGCTGTAGATACACTGGCCATTTGCATCGTAGACTTCATCGGAAGTCTTTTTTACGCCCGCAAATGCATCTTCGAATGTAATTGCAGAAGCGGCTGCTCCTGTTAAAGCTCCGGCCGCTGTGGTGCTGACTGTTCTTAAGCTCTGCCCGACCTTTTCCGTTCCTTCACCGAATTTTCCAAGTCCTTCACCGAAAGTCTGAACCGCGCTTTTTTGTTCGCTTAGTTCTTTTGTGGTATTTCGAATCTCATTTTGGATTGCCGCCTGCTGAGTCTGTGCTTCTACAAGGCTGGACTTCAATTCGTTGTACTTCTCTGAATTTTCTCCAACTTCCTGAGAACACGCGTCCAGTGCGCTTTGAAGTGTTGCTGTTTTTTGTGCGGCAATCTGTGACTGATTGGCAAGTAGTACCTGTCTTTCTCTCAGTAAACTGGTCTTATTTTCTGATCCGTCCAGTTTCGTCTGATTAAGCTCCAATTCCTGATCAAGCTGCTTTATTTTCTGATCAGCCTGTTCAACAGCGCTCTGAAGCTGTGCTTCTGCCTCAGCCTGTTTTTTTAACTTTTCAGCTGCTTCAAGTGCTTCCTGGCTCAACTCGGATTCTGCTTCTTTTTGCTCGTCCAGTTTCCCTGTTGTACTGGATAGCTCCTGTGCAATCGTCTCCTGTACTCGCTTCGCGTCTGCAAGCTTTGCACTCCAGTTGCTTGCTTCTATGGAGCTTTCTCCAAATACTTCTTTTGCAACCCGTAATTTGTCGCTCAAAAAAGTGACCTTGTCTCCACTTGCCTGCAATTCCTGCTTCAGAAGCTTTTCTCTCTGTTCCAGAGCATCCACAGACGTGCCTGTGCCTTTCATCTGTGTTTCATTTAATTTTAATTCCGCCCGGAGTTGCTTCAAACTTGCGTCAGCCTGTTTGATTCCGGCCGTAAAATCCGTTGTTTTCGCGCGAAATGTTACGCTTGCTTCTCTGTTGGCTAGTAGATCACCCTCTTTCTATCATCTTTTCTTCCATGTAGTTTTTCCAACTCATGTAAGCGTGTTTATCTTCCAAAATCGTTAATAATACGTTGTACTCAGAGTTCCAGAACAGCTCTTCGCTGATTCCGTTGATAATTACGTAATAGGTATACATATCTTCCACTTCCTCAATTTCAAATCTCGGAAGCCTCAGTGTATTTTTGCTTTTTCCTACTGTTGCTCTTCTGAAGGCTGTTCTGAATCCTGCTTTTTTGACGGTGAGATCATTTCCTGTACTACATTTACATTTTTCATGTAATCTGGGTTTGCATTTTCAATGAATTCCGTGAATGTCATCAAATTCTCTTCCTCTTCATCCTGATTGGCATTCAAGTATGCCGAATGCATGAACTCATACACTTCCATGACATCTTTTTCGTTTACTCCTTTTACCAGGACTTTACTGATCTTTTCATATGCCTTTTTATTTTTATTTCTCAGGCTCAACAGCAAAATGGGAGCTGTGGACATTGTCACAAACTCCCCGTCTGCCATTTCATATTCCTGGAAGTTGAATACGTCCTTACTGCGCATCGTTTTCCTCCAGTTCTACAATTCTTTCGATAATTTCATCTTTCTTACCTTCAGTGCTTACGCCTTTTTCTTCCGCAAGCTTTTTCAGTTCTTCTACGCTCATTTTCTTCAGCTCGCTTTTGGTATAGTGCTCTGCTCCTGGCGTTTCCTCCTGATCCTCTTTCTGCTTTTCTTCTGGAACCGGCTCCAACGGCTCCAAAATGCCTTCCCTCACTTTTTCAATCTCCTCGTATCGTTCTTCACTCACTTCGATGATTTCTCCTGCCAAGTGTAAATTGTGTGTATATTTGTCTCTGAATCTAATCTTTACTTTTGCTTCCATAATTCCCTCCTATGCGTTAAGCTCAACAAGTTCTCTCGAAAATTCTTCCATCCACTTTGTTTTTGCCGTCTCGTCCTGCAGATCTGTCTCTACAGCTTCGTACATGCCTTCTCCATTCTCATCTGGCATTACTGCTATTTCGAGTTCTAACATGGCTACGTCTTCCGTGTCGTTATCTACAGTCCTGCTAAGTCCATTTGTGATTGTACAATTTGGATAAGCCTTATATTTCACATCTCCGTCCTCATTCAGGATTTTAGCTGTAACACATGCCACTGCATGTAAAGAGCTTTGTCCGTATGCCACGATTCCATCTTTCAGGTCTTTCCTGCTCATCCCATGCATATCAACAATCATGTCCTGTGGTGTGTATGCCGAAAATTTCAGTGTTCCTGATCCCGTTCCTTTTGTTCTTGTTTTTATTACTTTAGAGCCGCATTTTTTCTGTACGGTCTTGCTCGTAAGCTCCTCTTCCAATTTTCCCACGCATTTCAGAATATCTGCTTTTTCCGCCGGAGATATTCTGATTCCCAGCTCTGCAATTTCATATTCTGAAAAATCCACATTTGTGATTCCTGCCATTATATTTCCTCCAATCTTTTTACTAATTCGTCTATAACTTCATTTACAATTTTGTCTTCGCTTGCATTTGCCCCGTCGAACATGAACTGCTGATTTCCAAAATGATGCTGCGTATTCGATCCATCATCTGGGAAATACAGATAGTGATACGGTCCTTTTGTTTTTACGATTACTGCGAGGTTCTCTTCCTTGAGCGTGAATGGATCTGTCTGTGAAGCAGCCGTTTTCTTTCCGTTCCACGTTCTTCCGGATACAGGGAGAATCTTCTGAATGTTCTCTTTGATGATCCGTCCTCCTTCTGTGTGGAGGTAATCATTAATAATCCTCTCTGCCACCGCCCCGTCAGAAAACTTGGAAATCGCATCTACAACACGTTCGAATTCTTTGGCGTCTAAATAGAAATAGCTCATACCCTGCACCTTTTTTCTACTTTGGAAAATTCCATGGTCGCAATTTCAACCATTGTCTCACCGGATTTTTCTACATAATCATAAGTTGTCTCTGTATTTGACTGTTTGAACCCCAGCTTTTTCATAGCTTGCAATATATTTTCTTCCATTCCTTCTGGAATTTCCTCTTCTTTTACAATCGCTACAAAATATCGGATATTTTCACCAGCGCCACTTTCTGTCTTTCCTTTTCTTCTGCGTCCATACACGATGCAGTCCCAGTTGTTCCGGTTCTGGAATCTCCCTATTCCATAGAATACTTTAGGTTCTATCCCCTGTAAGGCTTCTTTGATTTTTTTATTCAATCTTTCTCACCTCTTCCAGATAAAAATACAATTCCTGTTCCGCTTTCGACCTGTCGATGTAGATAATCGCATAGATCGTGTCTCCTATTACCACGTTTCTTGAGCTGTCCATGTTTCCGTCATCCGGAGTGGCGATTTTAAGCGATAATGTTGTTCCTAACTGTTGCGCAAATTCTACGTCCTGCTGCCGGTTCGACTTTTCCGTATAATACAGAAAGCCCAGATATTCTAAATCATCCAGGCTTTTTACATTGCTCTCTGGGTCTTTTTTTCTGTAGAGCTCTGCAATTCCATCACTGTAGCTCTTCTGTTTCTTCCTTGCCATATTTCACCTCGTATCTGTGCCTCTGTGTCAAGATTTCCCGTCTATAATTCACAGTGAATTCATTTGCCTGATTGCTCCAACGATACAGGCAATACTCTAAAAATAATCCTCGTGTCTGTCCTGGTTCCACAAGATCAATCTCATCCACTTCTCTTATTCCAAGCAGATGCAAGATTACAGGGATTGCATCTTCTACAATCCCTGTAATCTGATTATCCGTTTCTTCTTTTTTCCAGCTTATTTTACATTTATTTTTTGCCAGAGTAATAAGTTTTTCTTTCTGTTCTTTCGTCATATCTCTTACGCTGTTAATGCATCAGCGTCATTTCTGACTACAAAATAAGCAGGATCCAGCGCTGAGATATCCAGCACAATTGCGACCGTATTATCCCAAGGGCGTCCATTTCCATGCATTTTAATTTTGTAGACTCTCGCATCTTCGATGAATTTTACAGAATCGTCTTTTTCGATGTTTCCGTCTTTGTTTCCTCCGATTCCCATGAAATACTCTTCCGGCAGGCAGAGGATAGCCTGACCTGTCTTGACCTCATTCGATCTTACGACCTCTGTTGGGAACGGGAATAAGTCTTTCGCATAAGTTCCCGCTGCTGTCATGACCGTTGTTGCCGGCATAATTTTGGTCAGATAATCAATCTGGTTGCAGATCAGGAGTACTTCGTCAAATGCTCTAAGTCTTCCGCTTTCTGTCGTTGCAAGCTTTGCCACGACCGGACCGTATTCTTTCGGCATGAAGCTTGTAACCTTAATCGGTGTCTTCTCCGGATATCCGGTAGAAGAATTAAAATCTACACCCTCGTGGATATCTCTGTTCAATCCGATCGGCTCATTTTTTCCTGATCCGCAAATGATTGCTTTCTCCAGTGCCACGTAAAGTGCCTCTTTGAGAATTGTTCTGATGTAATTATCAAGATAGGTAGGTCCTAAGTCTAGCATATCCTGTGGAATAACCGCGTAAGCACTTAACTTATACAAAGTCACTTCAATTTCTTTGAAGCCTGATGTGATCTGCTGCTTAATTTCATCGTTGATATTTCCCCACGCTGCGCTCTGTTTTGTATGGTCATTCAAGATCCATCTGGTCAGATACTTCACGTTCTGGAACGTAATTTTATTTAAAAGCGGGTGTTCCTCTGTTAATTCTCTGTAGACATCCTCGATGATCGTCTCCGGCATTCCGCCATTTGTTGTAATGAGATCCGTGAATGCCTGCCGTGCGTTACTCTCTTTTTCTGCTTTTACGAGCTTCTGATAGAACTCTGTCTCTTCTGTAGTCAGCATTCTATATCCGCGCTGTGCAAGCACCTTCTGATTGGTGTTGTACATCTCGCAATCTGTTTTTACCTTTTCTGAAATAGAATTGATGACCTGCTGCCACGCCTTTCCCGCTCCTTCTACATCTCCGCTCTGGAGTGCCTTCTGAAGTGCTGCTACTGCTTCTTTCTGTGCTACATCTGCTACGTTTCCTAACATCTTTTTTCCTCCTATAATGAAAACATATTGAAAAACGTCTCCATAGAGACATCGTCTTCCTGTTCTTCCGGTTTTACCAGTTCTTCAAATTCTTTTAGCTGGTCTGCAAAATTGGACTGCTTGATCTTGTCTTTCATCTCATTGATTTTTTTTGTTGACTGCATCGCTTCATCTACTGCTATAGATGTGCGTCCGGCAATCTCATCAATGACTCCAAGCTCAAGAGCATCATCTGGGCCAAGAAGTGTCTCCTTGTCCATGACTTCTTTTATCTTTTCTTCTGTGACTTTGCCTTCGCATCTCTGCACGAACAAGGCTCTGGAAGCTTTCATCCAAGCGTCAAGCTTGTCTGCCTCGTTTCTGAGATCATCCGCGCTTCCGACTGCTACCGTCCACATGTTGTGGAGGATCATTCCAGTTCCCTCGCCCATGACCCTGTGATCACATGCCTGTAAGATTGTGGCTGCAATGCTGTTTGCCACTCCGTCTACATAACCAGTCTTATAAGCTTTGCACCGCTTTAACTGCGTAAAAATAGCGGTTCCTTCTTTTACTGAACCGCCATCTGAATTGATATATAATTCAATTGTATCTCCATCTCCGACCTGTTCTAAGATTTCCTGGAAATGTTTTGCCGATGTCTCTGCGTCATCGTACTTGTACGTTTCCCAATTGAAATCTCCTTTCGCCTTTACTTCATCGTACAGATATATCTTATGTACTGTTCCGACTTTTTGGTATGCATAGCAAATTCCTCCGATTTTACCCATCATTCTCACCTCCTTCCACATTTTTCGTTGCATCTTCCACATTTTGGAAGTTCTTTGTAATTCTGTACTGCTTGCTCCATTCTGTATCTAATGGCATCAGTTCCAACTCCTCTCTTACTTCATCTGTGTTCAATACCGCTGATCCAACAATCTTTTCTACATTTGCCGCAGAATCAAACAGGTCTCTGTGTTTGATTCTTCCGCTGTAGCATTTGTAATAATTACCTTTTGTGTATTCATAGGCTGTCGCTCTTTTGTTTAGGACCTCCGATATTGTGTTTGCCAACGGGTCAACTGCAAATGTCAGAAAAATATCTAATACATCTTTTACATTCGTGACGCTTCCGAGCATCATGGAAGCTGGGATTTTGAATGCCTGTCCCACGACCTCAAAAATGTCTTTTCTGATGCTAATAAAATCTTCTGATGATTTTTGCGGTTTGTTCGACGACTCTTCTGTTAATTCCTCTCCTTCATACTCCACATAGGTCGCATATTCATTTTCCATGTAAGCTTTAATGTTTTTTGAGATAATCTCCGAAAAATCTTTTGCAAATTCTTCGTCTCCTGCCTTCAGCGAATTTACTTTAAACTTGAACTTTCGTCCGTTCGTATCTCGGAATGTTCTTGCCGCTGTCTCCAGCAGCTTCCCGTATTCCTGGTACATTCCGTCTATCAGTCCTTTTACGCATTCATCTTCCATCTTGAACAGATATACTTCCTGTGCTGTGAATATTTTATTCAACTGCAATCCTCCGGCCAGCACCACTCCACCGTATATATTTCCCAGTATTGGCCGTTCCTCTAGCACTGAAAAATCCTCTGCACAGTGTAACTCGCCGTTGATTTCTACTACCAGCGCGCCTTTCTCTTCGCGGATCATCTTCCGGATTACCTTGTGCCAGAAGTAATTGCTATTTTCATTTTTGTTCGGCGACACATTTAGCAGATAATAGTCTTCATTTTTCACCGGCTTTCCCTTCGAAAAAACGCGCATCTCACACATGCTGATTGCATTCGCAAGATATGACTGTGCGGTGTATATTGCCAGTTCCTCGTAATAGATTGTTGCCGGGATATCTATCACTACTGTCTGTTCTGAACTTATTTTTATTTTTCCAATCCACTTCGACAAGTAATTTCCTAATCCCACATTTTGCCTCCTAACATACTGTGTTTATCCTCCTTCGTCCAGTTACTGGGCGCTGCTTTATAATATCCTCCCATGTCATTGCTGCTACCCATGCCATTGCTCCATCTGTTTTTCTGGATCTTGGCTCTATTTTTTGATAGTCAACATTCCCTTTTTTGTCTGTGACTGCCTTGACGTTCCACACGTACCAGCGCATAATCGGGCATGTTCCCCATGCGATCAATTCTTTCGATAGCACGTATCCGATTACCGGCGCAACTTTCATGATGTCGCTCGGTCTGATCAGCTTCAGGTTTTTCTTCTCATAAGAAAATCCTATCTTTTTCAACTCATCTCGGAATAACGTTTGTCTGAAATTGTCCATTACCACTCCTTCTATGATGTATAATTTCGCCATTTCTTTTAGCCACTCTACGATTAACTTTGGTGATATTTCTACATCATTTACCATGGTTAATACTCCCGCTTCTTCCGCTTCTTTTAGTGGATAACGGATTCTTGGCAAATCTCTTGATTTTGTGCATACCCATGTATGATGCAGCCAGTATCTTTGGTCACCTACCTTGAACAGAAGTCCTGCTACTACAAAGTCATCTGTTTTCGAAAAGTCAATTCCGGCTACGCAAGAATATCCTTTTAAGTTCGGAAGCTCCCGCGTTGCTTTCACCAGATTATTCCAATCCGTCACGCAATACTGCGTTTCTCCAGGCGGCCTGTTCATTCGTTTTGTCATAAAGGCTGTGTGAGTAACTGGATCTCTTTTGTAATCCACATACTCCAATTTCATTTCATAAAGCAGGTTTGGAAAGAATCGTAGTGATGGATTTGCTTTGTTCCACATTTTTTCTGTGTGTACTTCTTCCGGATCATCTAGCCAGCAAATGAAAGGTAGTGTTCCGTTATCCGGCAATTCTCCCTTTAAAATCTCCAGGCATGTATCTATCAACTGATCCAGCGGACCGTCTCTTACGTCTCCCTGTGTTGTGATGATTGTTCTTCGCGGAAACTGCTTTTTTCCAAGTCCTCCGGTAGCTACCTCTATCAATTTGTAATTTTCGTAAGCGTGATACTCATCAAAATCAACCTTCCCTGGGCGTCCTCCATCTTTTGTCCCCGGAGCTCGTGTATGATATTTTAGTTTTGACCCTGTATTTATGTTTGTGATACACTCCAAATTCCATTTAAAATAGTTTTTGAAATAATCTTTTTTATCTTCCAGAATATTGTAAATATCTTCAAATGTCGCTTTTGCCTGATCTTCTGATGTCGCGAACATGTCTATGTGATAATATTTCACGCCATTGATCGGTGTCATCAATGCAAAATCTTCAAATGCAAGATATCCATTTTTCCCAGCCCCTCTTCCCACCAAAATTACAAGTACAGGAAAGCGTAATTGTCCGTCTCTCCTGTATACGCAATTGTGAAGTGCAAAGCAAAATTGTTCCCACGGCAATAACTTATATGGGAAATGCTTTTTTAATCCCAGATATCTTTCTAATTGCTTTTCGTCTACATATACGTCTTCCTCCGCAAATACTTTTTCCACAAAGTCGCAAAGAAGCAGTTGCTCTTTGCACACAACTGCTTCATCACTTCGCACGAATGCGATGTATTCATCTATCTGCTTACAGATCTTCATCTATCATTTCATTTCCAGTCGGTTCATCAGTCGTCAACCCCATTTCTTTCAGGAGCTGAAGCATCTGCTTTTCCACCGCTACCAAATCCTTTACAGATTGGTTCTGTTTAATGATCGGATATCCATTCGCGGAGGTTGTCTCATAGGCTACTCCCCTCTCTTTTACATCTTTTTGGAGGTCTTTTTTTATATCATATAGCGACATATAGTCATAAATAAGATCCATAAAATGAGCTACATTCGCGCCTTTTGCTTCTAGCTGCTTTATTAGCGAAGCCTTAATTTGCGCCTTTGTCGGCTTTTTTGTCTTTTCCATCTTGACACCAACTTTTTTATTTTTTATCATGCGCGACTCAGCGCGGTTTAGTCTTGCCCCCTACCCGTTGTAAGCTCCCCCACGAAAATTAGGGTATATGGGGGTAGGGGGGGGCTGTTTTAGTGAAAAAAATCTCGCTGTACATGCCAATCACATCATCAAATACCAGGAATCGGTTGCAACATGACGTTCGCACCTCTGCCACTCGGTGTGGTGAGCTTCCAAACACTCTGTCATACTTGTATTCAATTGCTCTCCTGTATCCGTGTCCAGTGAACACGACATAGTCTCCAACTTTTACCAACGTTCTTCGTTCACCTGTTTCTTTTTCTTATACTTCATTCGTTCATGTGCTCTATCGTGGCAGTCGTGGCAGAGCGGCACAAGGTTCCTGTATCTCTGCCCTCTGTAGTCATAGTACTCACACAGCGCAAGCTCTGGGTGCTTCTTAACATACTGTATGTGATGTACCTCTTCTGCTTTGGATATGATTCCCTTTTCTCTGCACCATAGGCATTCATTGTGGAATTCCTTCAGGACTTTCTCTTTCAGCTCCTTCCACTCTCTGCTCTTATAAAATCTATACAGCTTATCTTCCGCTATCAATTGTCTTATCTTTTCTTTCGTCCACTCTGCCATATTCTTTTGCGACGTCGCACAATTGCAGGAGCGGGAATCGAACCCGCTTCCTCCGGCTACTAACACCGGTGTGCTTGCCTTTCGCACCCTCCTGCTACATTATTCTACAATCACACTTTCTCTTTTCCGCAAAGAGAATTACCTTGTTCCTGTTCATATATGTGCAAGCATAATGATATTCCTTTCCATCATTGGTAATAATCCTTTTGCAATATTCGCATTCCTTGCACTTCGGTATCTTTCTATCAGCTTTTCTTTTGTTCCTGGTGTACCCAGGACACCCTTCCTCTGCCGGACAGTGCTGCCCTTTCTTGAGCTGGTAATAATATTTACAGCATGTATTTTTACATGTAACTAGCATATTCCCTCCACATAGAAAAGCACCCGGATAATTCCGAGTGCTTTTCTATTATTCATGATTTACTTCGTTGATAAACTCTTTCATCATAATCGTTAATTGGTTTGACTGGCTTACCCCAGCTTTCTCACAGGCCTCTGCAAATGCTTCCACCGTCTCCCGCTTTAACTTATACGACTTTGACATAAGTCCAACTTTCTTTGCATACTTCTCTGTTGCAATCGTCTGTTTTGTTGGCTTTCCCTTCGGCATGTTTCTTATCCTCTCTTCTTTGTGAAATAAATAATCAGTTTTACAATTCCAATTACGATAAAAAACAGTCCTAAAAATTCCAATGCTTTCATTTACTTTTGTGAGCAACCGTGCTATATTGTGTTCAAGAGAAGGGCTTTCGCCCCTCTCCCCCATTAAAGTTTTTTTCTTAGTTAAGTATTTTGCTAAGAATTAGTAGGATAATTCCTACTACCAAGTCCGTAAGTGCACCGACCAGCCAAGTCTTAAATGTGCTTTCGGACTTTTCTTTTTTTATCTTTCGTTTTCGATCGCTCAACTCTTTCACCTCCTTACAAGTATATATTATCATATGGTGTACCATATGTCAATACTTTTTCTGAGGTTTTAGTTAAAATGGCAGCAATCAATTGACTGCTGCCACTGTTCATTCTCTTCTGTTGTTCTCTTCCATTCTTTTTTATCAGAGCGTGATTAGGCCACGCTCTGATGTGTGAAATTCTAAGGAGTCCTTTGTGATTCGTCTGATCTCATCTTTTGGACGCTATCATATTAACACGAAATACTGTCCCGTGATTGGTGATGTTTTATATTTTTTGATCTAACAGCCAATAGAATTTTCTTCTGGTTCTGTAATACTTCTGATCTCCGCATGGCATACCTTTGGTATCTCTCAGATACCGATATGTAGCATAATCGCTGGTGACTCCTTCCAGTATCCACTGATATAACTCAGCATCTGTCTCAACGGCAGTCTGCTCAATGGTCTTACATTTCTGTTCGAGTTCCATGCGTTTGATTGCTAGCTGTTCTGTGGCGCTTCCTTGTGGTGGGCTTCCTTGTCCTTCCTTGCCATACTCAATTGCCTTGACGGTATCTGTGAGCGCGGCAAGCTCTCTTCTCCATTCCTGATACTGCATACAGTGATGCTTGAGTTCCAGGAATCTGTGCTTGGAGATATTATATTTCTTTTCATTAATTGGTCTTGTGTCCGGCATATATCCTCCTACGCTGTTCTTCTCCGTACATCTCTCATTGCCTCCGGGCTGATCTGTGCATAATAGCGGCTTGTTACAGTCGGATTGGCGTGTCCCATCACTTCCTGAATGATTCCAATGTCTGTTCCTTTGTCCTTGAGATTGACTCCCAGAGTCTTTCTGAGCTTGTGTGGATAGACTTTGCAGTCCATATTCTTGCCTACTTCCTTCATGGCGTTTCTGATGCCACTCTTCTTTAGACGGTTATATGGCGCCTTGTCCCACACGAACAGTGCTTCATTGTCATCGGTGCGACTGTCCAAGTATTTCTTCAGGTGGTACCTGGCTACTTCATCCAGATACAGCAGACGATACTTGTAAGACTTCTCGCTCATAATCATGATGTCTCCAGTCGCCCAGTCTACGTGATCGATGTTAATCTGTGGAATTTCTCCAACGCGTGCTCCGGTACTTCTGAGCACTTCGATGATGGCTCTGTCTCTCAGAGAGACGCAACCCTCCCGGAGCTGTTCGATCTGTGCTGGCCGGAAGTAATCAATTGGCTTTATTACTTCCTTCATCGGCTCCGTAGCCTCCACCGGATTATAGCTCATGAACTTTTCTTTGCGCATCCATGTGAAAAAGGCTGATAAGTATCGGCGTTCGTTGTTGCAGGTGGACGCCTGATTCTTCTTGCCTCCTGCTGCCACGTTCCGCTTCTCATACCAGTCGAGATAACTGTCAATGTCAATTTCGTCCATTTTGTTAAGTGGCTTTTCAATGACACTGGTAAGACGCATAATGGCATCACGGTACTGAGCCTTTGTCTCTGGACGTAAGTTCTTTTTCTTGATCATCATGAGGCTGATGTAATAACGGTTCTGTTCTTCGGTCGATGTCCGTATTTCTGCCGGAAGATTGGTAATCTCTTCCATGTTCACAGCTACTAATTGTTTTTCAATGACTTTTTGCATGATATCTAAGGTCGTGTTGTCTACATATCCGGACATCTCGAAGATGATATTATTAATAATTTCGGTTTTGATACTGGCATTATACATAATAGTCCTCCTTGTTTCCTAAGAGGCATTATGGTATAATGCTCTTAGGTGAATGAACAGTAGATATAGTGTCTTGCCGGACGGTCTACTGTTTATTTTTTTTATTGTCAATGTTCACTCACCCTTGACTGCTGCCACAGTTGTTATACTCTTTTTTGGAATTTTTCAAGCATTCTTGCTTTCCAGCCTTCCGGCTGTTCTTCTGGCTGTTCCTGTTTTTCTCTATTGTATAAAAATGATTTTATTTCCCGTTTACACTCTCCACAGTAGCATCTGGCTTTTACCGCGCCTGCTTCAAATGCTGTTGCCAACGCATCTACTGTGCCAAGTATACTTACGCTCTCAGCTGTGATTGCCACTCTGTATATGGTTCCGTCTACGATTGCTTTTCCGCAACGGTCACAATAATGTGCTATCATTTTGTACCTCCTAATAATTCCGGATTGTCATAGATATTACCGATAACCTTCATTTCGCATCTTTTGACATATTGATGATTTAATGGCATTGGATAGCAAAATGGCTCACACCTACTGATTGCGTCTGTTGGAATCACTTCATAATGCCAGCCAATCGCGGTATCGACTGCTTGCTCTGTTATGATGTCAATTACACGGAATTCTCCAAACACTGCCTTTACAAGATCGTCCGGGTTGCCGTGACACATCAGAATATCATTCTCCCATATTTTCTTTCCATTCTTGTCAGTCAATCCTGTGTACTGGCAAATGGTATCTTCGTCAATCAGAAATTCGCCCTCAAGGCTTTTATCATTGATATAATTCTTGTCACTAAGATAGCCGTGCATCCATCTTCCATTAAGATACTCGTTACTATCCATTGCATGGATATGTTTTGCTCTAAAAAGTATTTCTCTCTCCATCTTACGCTCTTTTAACCTCCTTTCTGTCCACTTTATTCTTCGTTATCTTTCATCCAATCATATAACTTTTCAATACATTCATCGCACAGGTCGTATTCTTCATCTATAAATCCTTTTTCGTTTATTGTTGCAATTGTACTTACGATTCCGTTCCTGGTTTCCTTTGTTTTACACTTTTCGTTCTTCTCGTATATTGCTCCACATCTATCGCATTTTTTTACTTTCATCTTTTTACTCCTCTCCTTATAGTTGTTAGCAAGTCTTCCACTCCCTGGACGTATCCTTCGTGGTATTTGTTGACTTCTTTTATTTGCTGATTACATCTTCTACCAGCTTCACTCTGTAACCTGTTTGCCTGTTCTTCTATTTCGTCATATTCTTTCTTGTCCATTGCAGCCTCCTAAATCTTATCTCCTATAAGCTTTTCTGTTATTTTCATGTATAGGTCTTTGTATATATCTCTTTCTGCTGTGGCTTTGATGATTTCATCCGTGTTTTCTGGTTGCGATAATTGCTTTTCTAATTCCTGTTGTTTATCAATTTCTTCCTTGATCCTATTTCGGAGTTCTTCGTTTATTCTCTTCGCCTCGCTCAGAGAATCTGTCAGCTCTTTCAGTTTTTTTGCCATAGTGTTGTCGCTTTCTGTGATTCCGAGTGAGATGGATAACCCCTTGTTAATCTTCTCTATTTCCTCGTCCGTGCAGGTGCGTATGAATCCGTCAATTCTGTCTTTGCTGACACTCACAACCTGCTCACAGAGCGCCGTAGATGGTAGATGGCATCTTACTTTTGCGTGTGTTGGCAGTGATTCATTTGGCTTTTCTACCAGATATGCCACTTCTACCATGTTCTGGCTTTCGTTAATGTCGTTGTTCGACACGATAACCGCCGGTCTACCTGTGTCCTGATTTATTTTTTTGATGTAGAATATGTCTCCTCTATATATTTCCATTGTTTTTTTTGCTCCCTTCTCTGTATTTTTGATAGCTTGAAATGCTGTTGGATCGTAATAACCGGCTCCATTTCTTTTTGCACTGTCCATATTCCCCTCTCCTATTTTCCTGATCTGAGCATGTAGAACAGTAATTCTGTTATTGATCGTTTTCTTGGTCCTGGTGTGCAAGGAATTATTTTATGCAATCTCCACTCTCCAGCCATTGTTGCTTTTGTAAGTGGTGTAGGATTTTCAAATTCGTCCCACTCTTTTCTGCTTTCTGGAATCGCTACCATGATTCCGTAGTACCTAGATGATTCCGGGTTACATTCCCTGATGTGTTCTAAAAGCTTTCCTGAATTTCTGTCTGCGATTAAATCCTTGTAACACTCCATTGTTGTTACGATGTAATTTTGCTCACCAAGGAAATTCAGTCCGTTTCCGCTGTAGATATCTTCCCGGCAACTCTTAATTTCGTAACAGATGAATTGTCCTTTTTCGATTGCTCCTACGGAGCATTGGTTTGGTGGCATGAACTGCATGAAATCTACTCTTTTTACGTTCGTGCTTCCATAATCGATACTGACTTCTGATGCCCAGTATTTGCCTATTCCTTGTAATTTCTTTGTTATCAGCAGATTACTTAAAAAACTAGTTACCATTTTCCTGTTCATTTTCTACTCCTTATATGGTTCTGGAAGTGGTCTCCATGCTTCTACGACTATTCCGAAGTCTTCACATGGCATATCTTCGCTAAGATAGAATGTTTCTCCAATATCGTCTTCTTCGTATTTTCCGACGCTTGGAGCGTCAAAGCCTTCGCATGATATCAATACATATTCTCCAGTTTTCGGCAATCTTTCACTGCACGGAATCCATCTTGTCTCTTCTTCTACGTCCTGCTCTTTTTCCTCGCATTCTATAACTGCAAAATGAAAGTCGCATTCGTTACATACTACGGTTCCATCTCCATAGTATGCGTTTATTCCCAGCGCCCCTCCGCATAATGGACAGTAGTTTGTTCTACTATTGTCTGCAATTCCACATATATATCCTTGCATTTTTTTCTCCTTTCTTAACTTGGTTTTTCCTTCATTGGCTTGCCTTTTTCGTAGACGGTGCAATTATCTGCCGTGCAGTAATGACTTCTGGAAAATTTGTGGAATGCTCCGTAATTACAGAAGCTGACGGGATATCTTGCACGCCATTTACAGGTCTTGCATTTTTTTCTGTCACCGTTCGAGCCTTTTGGTTCTTCTTTGGGTTTTGGCTTTGGTTTCCGTGGCTTTCTCTGTGTTGGGTCTCCGCCCTCTCTTCGAATTCCGACTAATCCGTCTGCCGTAATTCTGTATTGTACCTGCGTCTGGGTTAGGCCCATCTTTTCGGCTATCTTTCTATTGGTCAGTCCCTGTTCTACTAGGGACCTTAATAGCTCTTTGTCATATTCTTTCATGCAGCCATCTCCTTTCTCGCTTTCCGGAATAACTTGGCTTTCTCAGCATGGTACCGGATCAGTTCCTCAACTGCTGCCATCTGCGCCTCTTCTACCTGGTGTTGTTCATAGATTTTCAAATCTATGCCCCACTCTTCACCGCCTTCGTAGAGAATCCACCGGAAGTTTTTGTATACGATATAGGCAAGCTTTTTCCCTCCATCTACAAGGTCAATCTGTGTCATGCTTTCCCGGATCCACTTCATAGCATTTCCTCCATATCCTCTGCGCGTCCTTCCCATTTATCTGCTTGTCTCTTGCAGTAATCTATAATGGTCTCAACTGCTGCCATCTGTACCGGCTCAATGTCTAATTTCCCGAAGTCTTCCATTTCTCCAATACATGAAAGTCTTGGAAATAGGCTCATCCGATACCACAAGAACCAGCATAATTCCGCTTCGTCCCAGGTTAATTCTGCGATTTTCTCGTCTTCTTGATATAATTCCAGACATTCGTCCGATTTAATGGTCCACATTTCTTTCTGCGCCTCCTTGCTACTATCATCTTGTTCCGGTCATCGATGTAATAATCTGCATAGACCTTCCGACAGTTGTTCTTGTATTTGTTCTTATTTTCTGGAATATTGTCATTGACTGCGTCAAACTCCAATCCGTTCGCCCTGCAGTATATGACTGCTTCCTGCAATAGATCTCCCTCCCTGCATGTCCAGAGTATAATTTTATCTCCGGACTGCTGCCGTTTAATCAGGAACTGGAATAATTCTGTATTGGGTTCTCCCAGTTTCGGATATTCTGCTGTATTTAATGTGCCGTCGAAATCTACGGCATATATTTTGTTCATGTGTCTCCTTTCTCCTCCGGCTCCACCGGCCGGAGGGAATCTATGGTTAATAGTGACTGTGATACACTATTGGTGCTGTAGTTTTCTTACTCTTTTTACCGGTAATACGACAAATACTCCCGTGTCTTCCAGGTATACTGTGACTGTATCTGCCAGATGTTCTTTCTCGAACACGATTCCCAGCCTCTCTTTCTCTTCTCCCATCGGAATGCACTTCACATATTCACCCTTATAGAAATCTCGGGAGCTTTTGTCTTTCCTAAGGTTAGAGGTAATTTTTGTAGGCAATATTCATCCACTCCTCTCGTGTGTGATCCTGTTCGTATGCTTCCTGTAGATAGGCGCATAACCTTTCACGGGTTGCACGGCAATTATGTACAGCGTCTTTGCCTTCCTTGTGGTGTCTCCGGCACAAATATACTTTTAAACCATTCTCTTCGCTTCTGGTGCGTCCTCCGCCTCCAAATACTACATGGTGGCATTCTGTGTACTGATAATTCCAGTTGCCTTCTTCCTTGGCACACAGGTAGCAAATACCCGGATATGTTTCTACGATTGGCTCCGGGTGGTGCTTTCGTTTCTTTTTTTTCTGTGGTTTGGGATACATCAATTCGCACATTGCTCTACGCATTCAATCTCCTCTCCGTTCTTATCCACTTCCGCCTCGAGCAATTCTGTCCAGAATTCCTCTTTTCCCAGTGCTGCAAAACTTACACCTCGCATGGAACGCATTTTCTTATCCATAACTTTCGCCATATACTCTGCTGCTTCCTGCGCTGGGATTGATGCCATGTATAATCTTCTCGTGGCGTAAGCCCTTTTGATTTCTTCCTCTTCCGTAATCTCTGCCGGCACTTCCATGTTATCCGGACAATATTCCGGAAAATCCTTCGTGATTTCGGTCTGTCCCGGAATCTGTTCTTCCGGTTCTTTCTTGACTTCCTGTGCCGGCTCTTTCGGCGGTTCTTTTTTTACTTCCGATTTCTTCGGAGCTTCTGTCTTTACTGAAGCTGGCGCCTTTTTCTCCGGTTTCTTTTCCGGTATTTTTTCCGCTTCCGGGTATAACGATTCGTCATAGACTCTCTTATACAGGTCGCCTGCTGCCATCTTCAGGTCTTCCGGATACTCCTGGATGAACAATTTCTCAAATCCTTTGGCAAAATCCATATAATCATATTCATGATTTTCTCCATGATTCCGATACGGCATAACCTTGATAGTATGTTCAGTCATCATGACATTGGCATATTCTAAGCGAATCATTTTGAATTTTGTCGGGTTTAAGATAACCAGAAGCTCTCTGGCTATGTCTGATCCATCCGGATCCTTTCGCTCCCAGTCGAGAAGCTTCTGAAATGCTTCTTTTCCGTCTTTAAAATACTCTCTTGCTAATTCCATCATCCAGTCTGTTTCCTGCGGTTCTTCCTGTGCGATGTCGCACAGCTCCATCTGATCATCATAATGTACTTCGGTTTCCCGGATAATCCCTTTTGCCTCCCGGATGTCCTTGACCGTGGCTTCTGTTGATATAGCTTCCTGGATTTCTTCCGGAAGTCCCAACATCTCCGTGAGCTTACTGCTTCCATAGCCTCTCCATCTATCATCAATCTGCGGTGAGAATCCTCCGATACTGTATTTTGTGTTGATGTCCATGAAGCGGCTTGCCGTGGAACGCCCTATTCCAAATGTGTCCTTGGCATATTCCCAGATATTTCTGTATCCTGCCTGCTTATACAGCTCGTCCTGTTCTGTCTTTTTTAGATAGAATCCCACCGATATAAAGCTCTCTGCTATATCGTTTAATAGTGCTTTTATGATTATCGTCATCTCGTCCAATGACTCGGTTACTCTTATTTCATCCATATTATCCCGCCTTTCTCATTTGAATCCGCTTTTTGAATGTATTCATAAACTTTTTTACATCTTCTCCCGGATCTTTATTGTACTTCCCACGCACCTGGATCACTTCTCCCTCTCTGACCTCGACCGTGTAATAACTCTCTTCCGGTTCTTCCTTTTTTCTGATAAAAAGAATACAGGTCTCTCCGGATACCATTCTGTCTATATAAGTCGCTACACAATGGTGCTGGTTCTGCCCTTCCTGCCTGATTTCTCTTACTCTTTTTGGTAATCTGATGAAGAAATCTTCTGTCTCCATTTCATAATTTTCCCAGCCGTTTTTCTGAATGGTTTTCCGGAAATCGGCATCTTTTTCATCGTCTTTTTTCTTTGCCAACTCTTCTTCTCTTTCTCTTTTTTCTTCTACAAACTGATCGTGGCGTTCTTTCAAGTTTTTCGGATACAATATCCATGGATCTCTTAAGTTGTATCCGAGTCCTGCTGCCATCTGAAGATAGTCGTGATAGTCGGTATAGTCTACAGCTTCTTCCGCTGTATCCCACTTTTTACTTGATTCTACATTTTCCCTTATGTATCGGAGCATCTTGTGAGGTGTTGAGTACTTCATGTATATGGCAAAATTCCTATATATTTTTGACATTTCCTGTATCTGTTCCCACGTCGCCCAGACTCCCGCGTCCTGGCATTCCCAGACTTTTTCGTATTCTCGCCAGCTTATATCTTTGTTTTTTATCAAGTTGTAATATTCGCCTTTTAGATCAAGTACTTTTTTCACTTTTGTCTCTCCTAATTCCATCGGAGAGTGGTTTCCATTATTAATTGCGCTTTCGGCCAGGTTGTAGAACCCTGCTTTTGTAAGCTTTTCAACACCCGGATATTCCAATGCTCTTTCAATATAACTTGCTTGATAGAACCATCTTCTTGTCTTAGCAAATTCTGGAAGTCCGGAGTATTCCAGCCGGCTCCCTTTCAGGATCCTTTTTAGGTTTCTCGGATATAGTGCCGCTTTTTCCTCTTCTTTTAGACCGTAGTAATAGCAAGCATTTCTTTCGTATCCATCGCACCACCTGATCATGCTGGTCTGTTTATACCTTCCAAGATGATATGTGCCGCGCTTTCTCCAGTTTTCGTCGTAGATGATCCGAATGTATTCCCATGCGTTAAATCCTGTTCTTTTTCCCTGTTTGATTTCCTGGATTGTTTTGAAAAATCGAAATACAAAGCCTCTCTTGGTCTTTTGTATTAGTGCTGCGCCTGCTCTATCTACGATTCGCCCACTTTTTTTGTACGTCCTATATGTAACCTCTCTCTTGCATTTTGGACATCTTCCGGTTTTTCCATATCTTGGCTTTTCTAGCTTCTGATATGCTCCGCAACAGGTACATAGCCCGATGTTTTTTCCGGACTCGTAGAACATATATTGCGGTACAGCATCTTTTTTTATCCAGTCTTCGAAATCTTTTGGAATATCCGGAATGACAGACATTTCGTCGTCTATTCTGTCTATTTCTTTCCGGTTTTTCTCGTGCTGCTGCCACCTTTGTATCATTGCGTTCACTGTCTTTTCTCCGTTGTCCGTGAATTTTTCGATAATCTTCCTGTCTTTTTCCGGTATCCAGTACTTGCTTAATGCTCTGCATTCAACTTGGTTCCAACCTTCCATGAAATTCAGGTTTTCAATTGTGGCTGTCCGCCACTTCTCGCAGCCGCAATCATAGGTGTCGTGCTTTCCCTCATGCAGAAATATCCTGTATCTTGGCGTTTTTGCGCCGTATAGCAGATCTTTGTACCAGAATGCGTCTACTTCCAGTACGTTTCCCTGCTTTTTTGCCCTGTAGAGTTTTCCGTACCTTGGTCCTTCTTTCGATGCCTTATTGTAAAATTTGTACATTTCCCTCATTTTGGCGCATTCGATCATTTCTTTTGTCGGCTTCATCACCGGAAGCTTTAATAATTCGCTTTTTTTCATTTTTATGCCTCCAGGAAGTAATCTCTCGCCCACTCAAATACTGTCATGTCTGCCACATAATGTTTTCCGGTATCCTTCTGGATCTTTTTGCAATTGTCCTCAATCAGTTTCATGCAGTTTTTTACAGATTTTGTGCGGCGTCGCACACACGCCGCAAAGTGCTCGTCTGTGCACTGGCTTTTTAAGTAGTCCAAGATCGGCTCGACCGGAATCTGATTATTTTTATATCCTGCTGCCTCAATGTCCAACTTTCCCATGGCAGCATTCAGGTTGTCCGTCAGCTCTTTCGACCGCCCCTCTATCATGTCCTGTGCGAAAAACTCCGGAATACCGTTCTCTTTCGCAAGTTCCTTGATTCTTTCGGTATCCCCTTCCTGCAGCAACCCTAACGCACACGCATTAATCTCCTCTATAGAATCCATATTTCCGAAAATATCATACATTCTCTTTATCCTCCTTTGCCATTTTAATCCCATGACTCGCCGTTCCATGAATTAATCTTTCTGCCATTTCCGGCAGCATACCCGTTTCCAGCATTACTTCATACAGATTCTTCGTGATTGCTCTGTATTCATACAAGATGTCCTCTTCGCCTCCTTCGATTTTTGTGTTCGTGCACCTTCCGCTTACCTCGCTTCTAATCATCTTTCTCTCCTTTTTATTTCCGTGTCCAGCCATTCGCTATAGCTGTGTCTTCCTTCTTCTGCTACAACTAACTGCCCTCTTGTACGCACATAGACCTCTTCCCATAACTCTGCGTGCTTGATCGGCTCGCCCTTGGCGTTCAGATAGTTATTGCCCGCCCATTTCTCTAACTGGGTGCCGAGCATGTTCAGGACGAAACGGTCTTCTGTGTGGATATGGACTTCACAGCTCTGATTGAGCCTGTCCAGTGCGTCAGACAGTGACCTTAATGTTGCCTCGTGATATGTACCGAATATATGCCCGAATCCGTGTACAGTTTTCTCTTCTCCGTTCTTTATGCAAGCGACCACGTAACCGTGCCACCTTTCGTCTTTACTAAGGCTGGCGGTACTTTGGGCGAGATAAATATCTACTTTGTACATGCCTGTTCCTCCAGTTCTCTCACCTTGTCTCTTGTAAGCTCTGTTGCGACTAAAATAGCGTAATTTGCAAACTCTTCACACGGTTCAAACTTTAAAATGTCCGGTTTTCCTTCCAGCTCAATCTTCTTGTTGTATACATTGCAATATTCTTCTACACGATAGCGGTCCACCATGTATTTTTTTCTTTCCATATCTGCTTCGATGCGGTCTCTCATGACCATGACCGCTTTTGCGATTGCCATATCTGCCAATGCTCTGGTGTCCAGCACCGGCTCCATGTCATGTTCCTTGTTCCAGGCGTTATATACGCGCCCAAACTCTTTCAAGAGCGTCTCATTCACTTCAACTTTCACTTTAAATCCTCCTGTTCAATCGTATTTGCGTGACTCTTCGGTATTTGTAGCCTGTTTTCGGGTTTATGCCCTCCCAGATGCGTGCTATGTAATAGCCTTTCTTTGGTTTGAATTCTTTCTTCCACCTTACAAGCTTGTCCACGTGAGGCTCTGGGAGTGGCATATTCTTGGAAGTGTTGTAACTGGCTTCCCTGAGTCTTGGTTTTCCCGGTGTGCCGTCAGCTTTTGTCTCTACGGAATGTTCGTCTTTTGTGATATAACTGGCAAGACTGGTGAAATCTTCATCATAGAATTTCGATTTCTTGATTTCTGTCAGCCAAGTACCTCCCTTGGTCCATGCCTTTTCTACGATGCTGGCTGAATCCCCTATCTCATTCACGATCAAGTGGATGTGCCAGGCTCCCTTTGTTCCTCGCTCTATGTTGCGGATCCAGAATAAGGGCTTCCCTCTTTTCTTATATTCCCTTCGTACTTTCCGAAGTGCTTTTTGGAAATCCTCCAAGGCTGACTCCATATCCGGCGGTCTTGCCTCTACCCGGTATGTCCAGGTGAGAAGTAGGTCTCCCGGTGAGAAATAACACAATAACCTCTGACGGCATCTCTTCTCTTTATTCCATTTATTTACCCGGATCATATCTTCCGGTGTTGCTTTTCTTCTTTTTAACCGCTTCCCTCCAGGATCTCCATACTTCCCGTCATGGTATTCTTCTATGTCCAGGATATCTCCCTTTCTGAAACGGTATTCCTTTCTCTTTATAGCCATGGTTAAGTCCTATCTTTAATATCTTAATCAAGATCTGAAAACGGGGCGAAATCCCCGTATTTCCTTGACTTTTCCGTCTCATTCAGCTATACTATAATTGTTTTTAGTAAGCAGAAACTTCTGACGGAATCAGAAGGGTGAAAAAGGAATTTGTTGACGCAAGTTCCTTTTTCTTTTTTTTATTTTGCATGCCTGACCGCCTTGTTGACTATGTAAGCTGCTGTCACGATGATTAATCCAGCCACGATTCTTGTTCCTCCCGGAAGCAATGCCGGACTACTGTTGGTCATGCGGCTTACACCTATCCAGGTGGCTGCCATTCCGATGACTCCGACCGTCTCTGTGACTGCTCTTACTGTCTTACAGATCAACGCCTTTCGCTTGTGCGCTTTAATACCCATTTTTCTTGCACCACCTTCTATACTCAATATCCAGCCTTGCTTCCTGGATCACCGATTCCAATGCCCGAAGCTTGGCTATTTCTGTTCGCCTTCCTACTTGGCAGACTTCCATGCTTTCACAGCATTTTCTCCGCTCCGCCGCGTGTCGGAACAGGATCTCTTCTATTTTTCTCACATCACACCTGCTCTCTGCTGTACCGCTCTCTGCTGCATCTGTATGTCTTTCTGTCTCCATGCTTCAAATGATTCCGTGTCATAGTAATATGGGCTATTCTTAACTTTTGGGTTATCCTGCCAGGCAAATGTCTGCCCTGGGGCTGCGAATGCCCTTCTCAGATATGTCTCTGAGAAGCCCATTTTTATCAAATCTGTTCTGGACATGATCTTCTTTGGGTACTTCATGTTTATCATCTTCTTTCTTTTTCAATTTTTACTTTTTTCATATCTTCCATGAAAAGCTCTGTGAATCTCTTTTCGCACTTCTTACCTATCTCCGATTCTCTATATGTAATTACTTTCCATGCTCTCACGCATCTTTCGTAGAGCTCATTGTAATTCTGGCTATCCTGTTTGATACGTTCATATTCCGCATCAATACTTTTGAATATTTCCTCCAACAATCTATTTATATTCACGCTCTTTCTCACCTCTCTTGCTTCAACAATCTTTTTATCCATCTTCCTTACCTCTCCATCTGTGTTGTATTTGTATTAAAGTTTTTCGAGTAACTCTTTAATTTCATTTCTGAATCCCTTAATACTTTCTACCAGCTCTTCATCATCATTCAGTTTTTCTTCTATGTATTTTTTTATGGTTAGCTGTTCTTTTTCGAGAGCAACTACTTTCCCTCTTAATTCATTCCATTCTTTTTCTGGAATCTCCATCTTCCTCACCTCTCTTTCTCCACCAGAGTTGCATTTTATTGACTTTTCCCCTCTGTTCTCCTATTCTTTTATTACAGGCACTGCCATGCCGAGTATTTATGAAAGGAGCCTTTTATGGAACATCAAATTGATTGGAGTGCTACCGCTGCATGGATTGCTTTGGCTATTTCTATCATTAGTCCTGCAATTACAACAATCCTGGCCAATCGCCATCAGCTTAAGCTCCGTAAACTTGATATTCAGGAAAAACATACTGACGCATATACTTCCGCCCGTTCTATAGCAATTGAGAATTTCATCTCAAATGTCGGAAAATGCCTTGCTTATCCTGAACTTAGCTCTGTCGAAAAATGTGGCGAACATTTTTTTCAGGTGTATGCTTATGTCCCTCAATCCTTATGGACTTCGCTAGATAATCTATATGAAACGATGAACAACAAGCGATGGGCAGAAGCTCGACCACTTTTTAATGAAATATCCAAATCTTTAGCCTGCTTGCTAAAAGAAGAATCGCCACAATTTCCATAATAATTTCCCATATGATGAGAAACTTCCAGCCTGGAGGTTTCTCTTTTATTGCAAGTAATATACATGCAACATCTAATGCTGTTGCTGCAATGAAACAGATAATATTTATGTCTATCTTCCTCGCCTCCTTATGCGCTCTTGTCTTCTTTCTCACGTTCGTTTTCACGAACAATGCTCATTCCTTCAGCTACTCCAAGAAGTCTCTCTTTCTTTGTGTCTGGTAGCTTCGGAACTATCTCTGATAACTTCTGTAGTATTTCTCTTTCTTTTTCTGACATGCTTTTTCACCTCACTCATATCGCTTATATTGACTTTTAACTATAATTCTCCTATCATTTTTATACAGGCTCCAGCCAGAGCTAAATTCAAAGAAAGGAGAATTGTTATGCAAGTTTACAAAATTTCTGACCTACTTAGCAGCTTAAATTCTGCAAGTGAAGAAGGGTTTGAGTATGTTTCTCTCAACATAATCGAAGCCGATGATGATGATCCTGAGCTTGACTATGATAGTTTGTTTTTAGATTATGTTGACGATAAATCGTCAAGTGAAGAAGACATTGTTGACTCTGTTCCTTTGCCTGACGATTATTATCGTTTGGTCTAATTTATTACAATTTCATACTCAAATTTTCCAAAAAGGCGATTCCATTTCCGGATCGTCTTTTTTATTTCTTTTTCGGCCAAATCTTTTTCTCCAGTCGTTACACTTATTACTATTAAATTTTTTCTCTTATGGCTTTTTATTTTTTTCATCCGCTCACCTCCTACTTGTGTGATTTGCTTGTTGTTTTGTGTTTATGAGACAATTATATGTCCTTATCGCACATTTGTCAATATCTTTTTTGTTGATATTCGCACATTTTTCTATTGAATTAATTAGTGTAGTGTGATATGATGAAGTCAGATGAAAGGAGGATATAGATGAACGAACGTATTAGAGCCTTAAGAAAAGCTCTTGGTTTAACTCAAGAAAAATTTGCCGAAAAACTCCATATAAAGCGAAATACTCTTGCTAATTATGAGATAGGTCGCAATGAACCTATAGATGCAGTTGTTACGCTGATCTGTAATACTTTTAACGCAAGTGAAGATTGGCTAAGACATGGAACCGGCGAGATGTTCTCTCCGATGGATCGTCAAGACGAGATTGCTCGTCTCGCTACAGATCTGTTTAAAGGAGAGAACGGATCATTCAAGGAAAGATTAATCCTGGCGCTTGCCAGATTAGATGAGAAAGATTGGGAAGTACTGGAAAAGATTGCTAATGAACTGGCAAAGGAAAAGGACTAGGCTTTTGCCTAGCCCAGTCCCTCAGTCTTACATTAATCTCACGACAATCTTATAGATGAAAGATAATGTTTCTTGATCAGTAATTTTGTCAATGAGTTCATGAATCTTTTTTTGAAATTCATGTTCCATATATGTACCCTCCTTTCGACTATAACAATTTCCGTCCTTTCTGCGCGATGCGCGTGAATTTGAATTTATTATTATTGGTAACATTTTAATTAATTGTCGCCGAAATTCAGGTTAATAGTATTATACTATATTTTTCCTCGTTTGTAACGCAATTAAGAACGTTTGTTTGTTTTTTATATTTTTTTAATATTTGTGTCTCTATAATATAAGACACGCGAATTTATAAAAACTTTCTTGAAAAGAGGGAATCGTCCCAGATGTTGGACACTTATTGAATATCGGATTCGAAAAGGTCCGTAACTTTCAGATGGAGACCTTTTGCAAGCTGCTCCACAGTATCTAAGGTTGGAGATACTTGTCCATTAACGATTCTGTTTATTGTTGATTTGGACACTCCAGTCATGATAGATACCTGGCGCACAGAAAGATTTTTGTCATACATAATTTGTCCCAGTAATACTTTCATAATTGTATTATATATGATAGTCCTTAATAAGTATCATGGGAATTATTGGTATATTCGCCCATGGCGTTTATATATATAAACTTACTTAAACTTCTAGGAAAGAGAGGTACTTTATGAAAAGAAAAATTGTAACACTGATGCTGGTTGCTATGATTGCGATCAATGTAACTGCTTGCGGCGGTTCAAGCTCAGAAAGCTCAAAGAAAACTGAGGCTGCATCAAAAGAAAAGGAGTATGTAGACGATATTACTGCAGTTGCTTCTAATCCAGATTCTTATAATGGTAAATACATTAAGTTTACCGGAATCGTTTCCACCGTCGACTCCAATGATGATATTTACGGCTGTCAGGTATATGTGGATATGGATTACAATAACAGCGTGCTAGTTGAGATTCCAAAATCTATTATGCCTGAGACGCCTAAAACAGATGATCTTATTAATTTTGATGCAAAAATTGAAAAAGCAAAAGACGGCCAGACTGTCATGGGTGTTGATTCCACATGGGCTTACCTTGTAGCCGATTCAGCAGAAAAGACAACTTATCTTGAATCGTTCGGAAAAGCTGATGCAACATGGGAATTTACAGACAAGGTCGCTGAACAAAACGGAATTTCTATCTCTGTTACAAAAGTTGAATTCGCAAAAGATGAGACAAGATTTTATGTCACTGCTACAAACAACTCAGCTGATAAGATGAATATTTGGTCTTCCTCTTCAAAAGTTTTGCAGAACGGTCAGCAGTATGAGCAGATTTATACTTATAATTCCTTTGAAGAATATCCGGAGCTTTCTTCTGAGTTACTTCCTGGAGCATCTTCATCCGGAATACTTTGCTTTGACAAGTTAGATCCTGCTGCTCTTCAGCTTTATGTTGAGGGTTCCAGTGATAATTATGAACTTGAATTCTCACCATTTATTTTTGACTTAGCTCAATAATCAAAAACCGCCCTTGCTGGTTACAAGGACGGTTGATAAATACTATACAGTGTCGACTGTACAATACTCTGTGGCAAGAATATTGTACCACAAATCCTCGGCACCGTATAGGTGTTATTTTTATACCCATTTTTAGGAGGATTGGTTATGGCAAGTAAAAAATACAGCTGTGGAGCTGACGGGTATTATCAGACTAAGGTCTGGGATGGGACGTATAATGCTGATGGGAGTAAACATAGGATCACGCTTCGGAGCTCTAAAAGCAGTCGTGACCTGGAACGTCAGGTTGCTGCTATGAAAGCTCAGATTGAATCCAGGAACTATGTGAGGAATACGGACATATTGTTCATAGACTATTCCCGAAGCTGGCTGAATGTGTATAAATCCAGATGCTCCAATAATACCAAGCGCATGTATGAGAATATTATTGAAAAGCACTTCACGGCTCTTAATGCGCTAAAGCTAAAAGATGTGGAGCGTATTCACATTGAAGCTTTATTAGCAAATGCAGAGGATAAGAGGCGCACTCAACAGCAGATTTTGTTGACATTTTCCGCTGTCCTAAAATCCGCAGTGTCTGACAAGCTCCTGGCTGCTAACGTGGCTGATGATATTCTTAGGAATACCGACAAAATAAAATATAAGCCGAGTGAAAAGCGTCCTCTGACACCAGCCGAAAAGAAGGCCGTCTTTGATGCGACTTATAAATATGATTCTGATCAGGCTTATGTGTATCTGATATATGGATGTGGATTAAGACGTGAGGAATGCGTGGCACTTACGATATTTGATTTTAATTTTAAAAAGCGTGAAGTTTCCGTCAGCAAAGCCTATGAGTATATTACAAATACTCCCGGTGTGAAAGATCCGAAAAGCTCTAACGGAATCCGTACCATTCCAATACCTTCCAAGATTCTCCCTGTGGTCCAGGGCTATGTAGAGAGTGTGAAACGTTCCGGCCGGACTCAGTTGTTCGTGACAATGCAATACAAGAAGCCTCTTACCAAGAGCGCTTATGACAAGATGTGGAAAAGAATTGTGGCTGCAATGCAGGAGGTCTGTGACGAAGAAATTGTTAAGCTTACCGGTCATGTATTCCGGCACAATTATTGTTCTTCCCTGTGCTATCAGATTCCGAGAATATCTATCAAAAGGATCGCTCAACTCATGGGTGACACGGAAGAAATGGTCATGAAAGTTTATTCACATATTTTGGCCGAACGTGAAGATGTAGAGGGCGCTGTGAATGATGCGATTAATTTTTAAGAGTGTGGGATTTTTATCTCATGCTCTTTTTTTTCTGAGACACTTTTGAGACATCTTGAATTCAATGAGACACTTTTGAGACATTTACTTCGTTTTATTTTGACCTACTTTTACCTATCCATAAAACATGAAAATCCCCACAAACCCTTGAAAACATTGGGTTTGTGGGGATTCTATTCAGTGAGCGTGCGGGGATTCGAACCCCGGACAACTTGATTAAAAGTCAAGTGCTCTACCACCTGAGCTACACGCCCGTCTCTTCCAATATGCTAATCATAAAGGAAAATGCCCAGAACCGGAATCGAACCAGTGACACGAGGATTTTCAGTCCTCTGCTCTACCAACTGAGCTATCTGGGCATTCATCACATCAGCTATTGCCAATGTAAGTTGCGGGGGCAGGATTTGAACCTACGACCTTCGGGTTATGAGCCCGACGAGCTTCCAGACTGCTCCACCCCGCGATATTAAAATTTCTCTTTAAAAGAGTTAAGCCGATGATCGGACTCGAACCGATAACCTGCTGATTACAAATCAGCTGCTCTGCCAATTGAGCCACATCGGCGCAAGCCTTTAGGCTAATGGGTGGAGGTGGATTCGAACCACCGAAGCATTAAGCAGCAGATTTACAGTCTGTCCCCTTTGGCCACTCGGGAATCCACCCATATTCAATATAACTAACAACTTTTAAGCTGTAATGGGACCAATAGGGCTCGAACCTATGACCCTCTGCTTGTAAGGCAGATGCTCTCCCAGCTGAGCTATGATCCCATAACGACCCAGAAGAGACTCGAACTCTCGACCTCCGCCGTGACAGGGCGGCGCTCTAACCAACTGAGCCACTGGGCCTTATGAAGGATGTACCTTCAAAATCGCATATAAGAAATCTTTTAACATCTTTACCTATCCACCTGTGCTTCGCACTTTTGTGCTCTTGCTTT